CAGGCGAACGCCCTAAAGCCGTTTTAACATCGTCTTTTGCGATTATTTGCAGTTTTGTATCTTTGTCATAGTTCTTACGCCGAACTTGCTCTAATTCGTCTAAAATTGCGTTCTTTTGCGTTATTTGCTCAGCGCGTATATATATCTGAAGCTTGTTGATTTTATCAGCTAATGTATAGTAACATTGTGTTTTTAGATTAGCGTAGTTTTCGTTTCTTATAGGCTTACTGTTGTTAACAAAACCTTTGCAGCGCAATATATCCTTAACGCCACCACCTATACCGTCCTCATCAACACAAACATGATTAAGAGGTACATTATATCTGCGTTGTAGCTGACTAATCTTATCAGCAGCTTCAGTTACGCTATTAGTGGTCATAGTTATGAACTGTTCAGCTCTTAAGCCGCTCCAATATACTATTACTGTCTTATCTTTTCCGTATCTAGCAATATCTGCAGTTATGTAAGCTTGTCCTGTTGTTATGCTATCGTTGCTAAATGTGTTTAGTATAGCGTCATAGTTTATTAGCTTATCGTCGCTATCGTCGTATTCCCAAGAGCCAAATAGTAGCCTTTGCTTACTTACATAATCTAGCGTATCAAGCTGATCTTTGTAATGCCTACTAATATGCTTGTTATCGTCTACTAGTGATTGTATAAACTTTCTGTGTTGAGGTAATGTGTTCTCTTTGTAAGGTTTGTAAAAGCTACTATATACCCATTCTTTACTAGGGTTGCATGTAAGTAGTAGTTTAGGTGTAAGATTATTATTATCTAGCTTATATCTTATTCTACTAGCTACTATTTGCTTTGCTTTTTCTGTTATCTGTGAGCACTCATCTATGAATGCAGCCGTTAACTCTAATGATCCTAAGCTATCAAAGTTTTTGTCACTAGGATATTGAAATAGATCTCTTAGTATTACTTCTGAGCCGTTAAAGAATGTGATTATGTTTGTAGCTGCGTTGTACTTGTAATGTGTGTTAGCTTGTATGTTCCAAGACTTGCATACTTCAAAGAATGTATTTAGTGTAGTAGTCTTTAATGCAGTTAGCTTACTTCTGCCTATCAAGCAGCGTATATCATCATACTGTATACATAGCCATATTATCCAAGCGCAGCCTAAGTAACTTTTGCCGCCACCTGCTGCACCGCCGTATAAGACTTCTGTAGTAACATCATCTGTTAGATACTTTATCGCCTCGCCTTGCTTAGTCGTTAGTGTTGCTATCTTCATCTATAACTAGCTTGATATTTACAGGCTTATCGCCACCTGTATGTTCCAGCTCTTGTCGTTCTATATAACCTCTACGCTTGCCTTTTGTCTTAAGATAGAATATAGTAGCTGCAGTACTGCCGTCCTGTATTTGTTCGAATAGCTTGCTTTCTGCAAAGTCTAACGCTACATCTTGTATAGCTTTTACCTCATCTGCAAACTCTTTGTCATCATTAAGCCACCTATAGAAAGTAGCCCTGCTAACATTTGACTTCTGACAAGCAGTAGTAACAACGCCTAGAGCTTTCTCTAGCGCTATTAATATTGTTTCCTTTTTATTGTGTTTCATTTGTCTCATTTTTTGCCCTTAAAACTAGCTAAAGGATAGAACACAAGGCTATTCCTGTAGCCTTTCGGCTTTGTAGGCGTTATAGGTGTTACACCATGTACATTACGCCAAGCTGGATATACTAATAAGCTATTATCAGTTCCATCCATAGTAGCGTTATAGTCAGGTACATGTAAGTCGCCGCCTATAGCGTCTTGTTTCTTATTGATTATGACATTTACGCAGCCCTTTATGTTTGCAGTATCTCTATGAAAGGGCGCAGATATATTGTAGTTGTTAATGCTGCTAGTAAAACATTTGCCAAAACGATACTTTTTCGGTACATACTCTTCTATTAGCTTGACTTGATTCTCATATTGCTTAGGTATGATGTCTTGTAGTAGTGATTCAGCTTCTCTACATGTTGCTAACATAGCTTTAATAAATGTTCTAGCGCTTTTTGTATTATGTACAGACGATATAGAAGGATATGGCCTAGATAAATGCGGTTTAGGCGGTACAGATCCTATTATTGTACTATATTGTTCTACGCCGCTAGCTCTTACCATAGTACTTTTAGGTACTCGTTCACTTCTGAACTCATTATTAGCTATTTCTACGAATTGTTTTAGCTTACCTTCTATTTGCTTGATAAAAAAGCCTACAGGCTCGCCTTCATACATAAAAATCGTATCTTCTAGTATGTTAGGCTCTTTATACTCGCATAGATCGCCTACCTTTACGCTATGTTCTATTTGTTTTAACTCTAGTTTAATCATAATCCTAAGTTTTTGCGTTGTTCTTTAAGATATTCTAGTATCATTCCGCCTACATAGTGCCCTTCATCTACAAAATATCTGTATAACTCTTTTGCCTCTTCGTAATCTTCTGCCTCAAAAGGTACTTGTATGCCTCTTCTTACATCGCCTTCCATATTATCTAGTTCATCTTCGAAGTCCTCATCATCTAGTAGCGAATAATCAACATCTTCTCTAAACATATCGCTAGGTAAGTCCATAGCCCATGTATCTAACTCTTCAAAAGTGTACTCATTACCTAGTAATTCCCAATCCCATTCGCCAAAACTAACATTATCTTTGATTATGAAAGCTTTTTTGTCATCTTCTGATAAGTCGCTAGCTACTATGATAGGTATTTCTTTTAGTCCTGCTTCTATACAAGCCTTATACCTCATGTTTCCGCCTAATATAGTGTAGTTATCGTCTACTACTATTGGCCTTAGTTTAAGCATACTAGGCAGCTCTTCTATAGAGGCTACTAGCTTCTTGAATTTTATGTTTTTGATCAATCTAGGGTTATCTGCGTTCGGTTTTACCTTGCTAATCGGTACTATCTGTGTTTTCATTGAAATACTTTATGTTAATTTTTGTTAATAATGATGTTTCATCTTCTAATCTGAGCTTCTCTAGCTCAAAGTTCAAGTGATCTATTGCCTTTTTGATGTCCTGTGTAACAGGGTTGTTAGGTTTCTTTCCAGCTCGTAGTAAGTATGTAACTGCAGTACCTAGATTATATGTTAGATTATAGTCTGCAATAACTTCATGTGCTCGTATCTTTTTATACTTGCCTTCATAATATGTCGGTAACTTGCGTTTTTTAGCCATTTTTAAGCGATTTAAGCGATTATCTCAGTTTTTATATCTTTCCATATACTGCAAGTCTTTTTATGCCGCTAAACACAGTCTTTAGGCATGATCCGCAGTTTGTTGTATTTCTATATCTAGTTTTATGTACTTCATTGTACAAGTCAATCAGTTTTTTCTTTATTTCTGTACTAGGCGCTTTGCCGTTTTTACAAAGTTCGTATAACTCTTTAGCTTGCTGCTTTTGTTCTTGTGTAACTACCATTTGTTAATAGGGCAGCTTTCTGAAGCCCATTTAGTTTTAGTTAAAACAGGGCAGCCGCATACTGTACATTCCATATGCTGCTTATCTAGGTGTTCGCAATAGTTGCAGATAGATATTCTTTTCCAATACACTCTCTGGCTAGTATTTTCATATCCGCTAGCCGATCTTTTAACTAATGCTATGATATAGTTATATATCTTTCTTATTATACTCGGTTTGTTCATCTCTATGTAGTTTTATTATGCCGTAAGGCGTTCCGTCATCGTAGTAATCTATATCTACATCTTCAATTTCCATTTCTGATAAGTTCAAAACATACTCAACATTACCAAACTCATTATATATCTCAATAATAGGTATATCGTATTCCGCGTATCTAGCTAACTCTTTATATATCATCTCTCAATTCATTCAACCTGTGTTTAATGTATTTTTTTACATTTCTAATAGTATAATATATAGATATCCTACTAATACCTGTCTTTTTTGCTAGAGTAGTGTAAGAATAGCTATCGTTCTCGTCATCGCCTAGTACATATAATCTGAATAACTCTCTATCGTACCAATATAGTTCTTGTAAAATGTTGTCTATCAACTCACTATCACTATTAATATATACATTATCTGTAATTCGTTTCTCGTAAGCTTGTGTACGATAGCTGACATGTTCGTACTCTTTGTTGTATGTGTAATAATACCTACTGTTCTTAGAGTAGTAGTTAAGCTTACACATTCTGTTAAAATACCTGTGTATATCGCCTTTATCTATTAGCGATTGTAGTTTTTCACTATTCATAGTTAGTAGCTGCTCAAAAACTATCTGTGTTAAGTCGTCAAGATCTTTAGCTGGAATAAAGTTACTAGCTATTGCCTTTAACTCATTAATAAGCTCTCTTGTTAGCATGTACAATACTATACAAAAGTTTTTACTATGCAATAAATTTAGTGAAAAGTTGTCAACAAAGGATTGTTAAAGGCCGCAGTAACCTGAATCACAATCTGTAAAGTCATCGTCAAAAAGTTTTATTTGATTAAAACTATTTTTTATTTGTTTATAGGTTATTTCTGTTTTAAACCTTGCGTTGCTATTATTTTCTTCTTGTTTTATAAACCAATCAAATTGCTTAGGCGCTTTATTACTCATGTGTTTTAACATTATAGTATTACGATGAAAACAACCTACACAATTATTAGCATAGGCAAATCTTACAGGCTTATCTATCCAATATTTCTCTATATTATCTTTATATATTGCGTCATTAATCAACGGAAATGTTGGCACTCTATAAGGTATAGTTATCCATTTGTTTCTACCGTTTTTAGATTTTTCAAATGTACCTTTTACATATTGCATGCCATTTGTACATCTTTCTAGCATAGCTTTGGCTCTGCGTTGTTCGTTTGCTCTAAAGCCTATACGCATTTCTACAGGCTCTTTATCAAATTTTTCTGCCCACCAATAAAATATTGGCATTATCTTCATCTCGATTGTACAAAATCTTTGCATTTTGTTAGGCAAATAAACATTATTGCCTGATTTTTTTTTTATTAATTCATCAAATGTTACTCCACTTATCCAATCTATTTTTTTACCAATGTATTGCTCTAAATCAAGCATCGTATATATTATAGTATCTTGTTCTAGTGTGCCTATAAATTCTTTGCCTAACTTGTCACTTACTATTTGTCTAATTTTTTTGTCTGGAAATAAACAATCTTTGTCGTCTGTTCTTACTAGTGCAAATACATTAGCATCGGCAGGATAATGTACTGCGATATAGCTTGATGTTTTGCCACCACTTAGACTATTTACTGTTTTCATAACAAGTTTTTTAATTTGTCTTTGTATATTTTTATTAAATATTCTAAATCTGCCTTAGTGTATTTTACAGATTTGTTGCTAAGTTGTATAATGTCGTTTACATCTTGCTCGCCTATTTCACTACACAATCTTCTATAAAATTGTATTTTTTCACCCTCACTATATATATTACATTTTACACATTGTGGACGGCAATTATTTTCGTGCCATCTTGTACTTGTATGCTTTCTAGATTGCATATGTCCGTTTTGCATTTCTTTCACAGGTTTTTTTACATTACAAGTGTAACACTCTACCATGCCATTATTGTCTGCATATGCCCACCTTATATATTGGCTAAATACTTTGTCTAATTCTTTTTTTAGTTTTGCGTGTGTTTTTGTCTTTTTAGCCATTCTTTATTTTGCTTGTCTAGTCTATGCTCAAAATATAATGTCAAGCCTATATACGCTAAAGATAGTATTAAAAGTATTTTATATATATATATCATTTTAAACGCTTTGCTTTACTAATTGTGCTTTCTATATGTTTTTGTGTTTGCTTGTGTAATTCAAAATCTGTTATTTGGTTTTGCCTACGCTTTATTATAGCGTCAGTTTTATAATCTTTTAGCCAAACACTCCATGTGCGAACATTTATAAATACACTTGTACCATCTTCTGCTTTTCTTAAACCTTTGTTTATAGCAAATGCTATTTCTTGCATTGTTAAATTAGTATGATAATTTATAATGTCATTGTAAAATAATTGTGCCATACCTTTCATTTGTTCCTTTTC